GCGTAACTGCAACAGGTTCTATAGGAACACTAGAACATAGTAACACAGTAACGCTAACAGGCGTACAAGCTACAGGTGCTGTCAATACACTTGAAGAAAAGCCTACTGAAGTATTAAACAGTGTAAGTGCTACAGGTGTAGTTGGAACAGTTACACTTTCTAACACGGCTACTCTAATAGGAGTTCAAAGCACAACAACATTAGGGACAATAACAAAAACTGCTGTAGTATTTGACTTTCAAGCTGTTGCTAGTCAGTATAGTCGTGCTAGAACAGTTAAAATAGCAAGAGCAGCCTAATGTCTACAGCAGCAGAAAGAACAATAGACATACCGTTTGAAAGTAGAAAAGTGTACATTTCTCGTGGTACAACGTCAGATGACAGAACGGTGCTTATAAAGTTTGAAAGTAGAACAGTGTACATAGAAAGACAAACAACATCTGCTGAACGCACTGTATATGTAACGGAGTTATATTAAATGTCATATCGTTGGCCTATTAAAGATAAAGATGAGACATTAGACTATAGTGTTGACTGGTCACGTTTTCTTGACACGGCTACAATAAGTTCTGTTTCTTGGTTTGTCCAAACAAATGAAATTGGTAAAACGGCACTTGCATCTGGGCAAGACTTGACAACTGCGTCAGGCGGTTCAGTTACGGACAGTATTCAAAATGTATCACAGTCTAATACTAGCACCGTTGCTACAATTAATATAGCTGGTGGTGTAAACAATCGTGAATATACATTTACATGTCGTATGATTGATAGCACAGGTAGCACAGCAGAACGCACTATTAAAATTGCAATTAGAGAGAAATAAATGGCATATAACTTTCTAGGTTTAGTGAATGAAGTCAATCGCCGTTTAAATGAGGTTGAACTTACGTCAGCTAATTTTAGTACAGCTACTGGTTTTTATGCTCATGCCAAAGATGCTATCAATGCTTCTTTACGCTATATTAATCAGTCAGAGTATGAATGGCCTTTTAATCATGTAGAGCAAGAAGATACACTTACAGCTGGTGTATCTCGCTATCCTTTTCCTGCTGATTGTAAAGTAATTGACTTTGACACTTTTCGTATTAAAGAAAATAGTACACTTGGAAATGCTACAGTAAAACTTCCTACACTTGCATATGAAGAGTATCTTGAAAAACACGTAGAACAAGAATACTCATCTGATACAAATGGTCAGGGTGTTCCAAGTAGAGTTGTACATACACCTTCTCTTGAATACATTATGACTCCTGCACCAGATAAAGCATATACAGTTGTTTATGAATATTATCGTATTCCAGTTGACCTTGAGTTGTTTGATGATGTTCCAGTTATACCAGAACGATTTAAACACGTAGTTACTGATGGTGCTATGCACTATGCTTATCTCTTCCGTGGTAATACACAGGATGCATTGGTAGCAAAAGAAAAGTTTGAAGAAGGCATTAAACATATGCGTTCTATGATTATTAATCGTTACCATTATGTGCGGTCATATATGATACCTCAAAATACAGGTGGTGGTGGTAGAATTGGCTATGCTAGATTGCCGTTAGGATAATATAACATGGCAGATAGATGGCAAACCTATCCTGTAGAGTTTCGTGGTGGTCTGATAACAAATTTAAGCCCTTTACAGCAAGGGGTTAACGCACCGGGTTCTGCACGTATTCTTCGTAACTTTGAACCTTCTATTGAAGGTGGTTACAGAAGGATTGAAGGATATGATAAGTATGATAGCAATTTAATACCACCATATGGTGCGTCAGTTGTACATGGTGGTAGTCAAACTGGTACAACACTTGTAATTGGTAATATACATACCACACCAGAAGATGGTGACACTCTTACAATTAGTGGCGTAACTGGTACATATACAATAGCATCAGCTGGTGTTACATTTGATGGTACAAATAATCGTGCTACACTAACACTGACTACAAGTTTAGATTCTAGTCCAGCAAATGCAGCAAGTGTAACATTTACAAGTACGACATCTAACTATTTAGCATTAGGTGTAGCAAGCTGGGAAGACCAAGCTATTGTAGCAAAAAATGATGACGTTTTTTCTACAACAGGTAGCGGTTATACACATATAAATGTACCTAATTATGGTACGGTACTAGTAGATGGTGGCAGTCAAACAGGCACAAGTCTTATTGTAGACGGTTTAACTAGTGCGCCACAAGCAGGTGATGTATTTAAAATTGCAGGTGTTGACCTTGTATATACAGTAACTGCTGACGCAACGGTAACTTCAGGTAGTGCTACACTAACAATAAACCCAGCACTTGACAGCAGTCCAGCAGATGATGCAGTAATTACATTCTTGTCAACAAGCCGTGATGGTGCAGGAAGAACACGATTTGTAAAATATAACTTGACAGGCACTGAAAAAGTTGCTATAGTAGATGGAGCAAACGCACCTGCATTATATGATGGTTCAACATTTACAGTATTAAATAGCGCACCTTCTGATGTAGTAAGTGCAACATACGTAACCGAATTTAAGAAAGCATTATTTTTCGGTAAGGGAACTACACTTACATTTACAGAACCATATACTGATGATTCATTTTCTGTAGCAAATGGTTCTGGTTCAATTAATGTAGGTGGTGTAATTACAGGACTTGTTGTATTTAGACAACAGTTAATTATATTTACAGAAAGAAACATTCAACAGTTACAAGGTAACACTGTCGCAGACTTTACATTACAACCAATAACAGAAGACATAGGTTGTATTGAAGGTGACACAATTCAAGAAATTGGTGGCGACATTATGTTTCTTGGTCCAGATGGATTAAGACTGTTAAGTGCTACAGAACGAATTGGTGACTTTGGGCTTGCCGCAATATCTAAGCCAATTCAGAAAAACATTACAGATTTTATTGCTGCTAATACATCTTATACCAGCACAATAATTCGTGAAAAGTCACAATACAGATTACTTGGGTATAATAACAATATTACACAAGAAAATGCTCAAGGTATCATTGCTACACAGTTTGCTGAACAAGGGGGTTCAGGAACAGGTTTTGCAGAGACACGTGGTATAAGAGCATATGTGGCTGACAGTAATTACAATGCCACAACTGAAATAGTTTTCTTTGCTAATGATGATGGCTACTTGTATCAGATGGAGTCAGGCAATAGTTTTGATGGCAATAATATTCAAACTACATTTGCTACACCACATCTGCCAATTCAAGACCCACGTGTACGTAAGACATTTTACAAGTTGTTTTTGTATACTGACCCACAAGGTAGTGTCAACTTTGATGTAAGTTTAAAACTGGACTTTGATGGTCAGGATGTAATACAACCAGCACCAATTAGTTTTGCAAATACTGCAGGTGTTGTAGGATTTTATGGTACAGGTACATATGGAACAACTTCGTATGGTAGTAAGTTGCAAAAACTTTTTGAGGCGCAAGTAATAGGTTCTGGGTTTGCTGTTTCATTTCAGTTTACTTCAGACAATAGTGACCCGCCGTTTTCACTGGACGCATTGACAGTAGAATATGGTATACATGATAGACGGTAAAGTTTGTAGTAGATGTAAAGTGTTTAAACAAGCAAGCATGTTTAGTAAAAACACTCGTTCTAAAATAGGATTACAACCTAAATGTAAACAATGTGTTTCTGAATTACACTTTTTAAATAGGGAAAAAAGACTAAAAACACAAAAGGCGTATTACGAAAAAAACAAAGAAAAAATAAATAAATCAAATATGGAATGGGCTGCAAAAAATAGAGATGTAGTAAATAGAAACATTAAAAAGTGGAAAGAAAAAAATAAAGAGTTAGTATATTTTTACACAGCTACAAGAAGAGCAAGAAAGAAAAATGCTACACCAGCATGGGCAGATATGAACAGAATAAAATATACATATGCACATTGTCATTGGTTGAATAAGACGTTTGGTCATAATATGCACGTAGACCATATTGTGCCATTAAATGGAAAGAACGTATGTGGGCTACACGTACATACTAATTTGCAGATTATACCTGCAGAGGAAAATTTAAGGAAGCACAATAAGTTGCTTGTACAGGAGTAAGGTAAATGGGTACTGGTTACACACGAGCAGACGTAGCTAATAATATAGCTGATGGGAATATTATAAATAGCTCTGATTTAGACAATGAATACGATGCCATTGAAGCGGCATTTAACTCGTCTACAGGTCATACACACGATGGCACGTCAGCAGAAGGTGGACCAATTACAGTTGTTGGTCCAGTACAAGACCTTGTTGTAAGTGCCACTGAAGTTAAACCAAAGACAACAAATACACTTGACTTGGGTACATCAGCATTGCTTTACAAAGATGCATACTTGCAAGGCAATATGTATTTCCGTGATACTGCACTTAAAATTGTATCAAGCGCAGATGGTCAACTTGATATTGATGCCGATGTTGAACTGGAACTTGTAGCCCCCACAGTTGACAT